GTAGGTAGAAATATTGCAAGTGATGGTCTAGGTATTTCAGAAAAAGAAGCTCGTTATTTATTATCAAATGATATTAAAAGAGTTGTTAAAGAAACAAGCAGCTGGGATTTTATGGAAGAATTAAATGATGTAAGAAAAGCCGTTATTTATGACATGGTTTTTAACATGGGAATTACTCGTTTTAATCCTGATGTATGGGTTAATACATTTAATGCAATTAAGAAAAAAGATTTTGAGACTGCTGCAAATGAAATGCTTTCTTCACGTTGGGCAAAGCAGGTAGGAAATCGTAGCATTAGATTGTCTGATATGATGAGAAAAGGGGAGTGGTATGATAGATGACCCTATGATGATATGGAACATTTTAATTACTTTGGTACTTGGCCCTTTTGCATGGGCGTTTTCAAAGATGTTTGCCGAAGTAAAAAGACTTCAGATTCTTCTCAATAGAACTAGAGAAGATTATGCTACTAAATTAGAGCTTCACAATAAATCGGGCGAGGTAAAGGAGTTAATTTTAAGAATTGAAAATAAGCTCGACCGATTTATTGAGAAGCATCATGGTTGACCCTGTTACTGCTGGAGCAGCTGTCCTCTCAGGAATCAAGCTAGTTAAGCAAAGCGTAGATTTCATTAAAAGTAATATAAATACTTGCAAAGATGTTGGCGAGATTATCGGTCATGTGGAAAAAGCTTTTGAAGGCGAAAAACAATGTTTAAGAGATAGAGAAAAAAAAGGTGCTGATCCGTTTGCAACTGAAAATGTTGCTGAAGAAATTATAAATGCTAAAATTGCCCAGGAACAACTCTATGAATTATCCCAGATTGTTGATCTAAGGTTTGGGCATGGAACATGGAAATATATCTTATCAGAAAGAAAAAGAAGAATAGATGAAAGAAAGGAAAAAATAAAAGAAGCTAAAATAAAAGCTCGAAGAAAAAAGCAAGAAATGATGGACAATGTTAGGATGGTTTCTATTGGTATTGTTATAATAGTTTTTGTGTGTATTGTTTTTGGCGTAGGAATTATGTTATTAGCCTCCAAAAACTTTATTGTCTATGCTCACGAACAACCATCATTGAAGCATACGCCTTATTGTTTACTTTACGACCCAAAATATTTTATTATTTGTATGNNNGAAGGCAGAGGTTATGCAGACACGCAATTATATTTAGATTATAAAAAAGAAAGAGAAAAGTGGATTATTGATAATAGCAAATAGGCATAGATGGATATTAAAAAATTAATAATTTTTGACAAAAATGTGCAATGGAAAAAAGAGCATACTGCGAATGCTTACGCTATGGTTTTTCGAGCTACCAAAATCTGGAAATTTAAGCAGGAAGATGACTTGGAGTCTTACACTTACTTTAAATTGCTTATCCAAGACTATGCTAAACCTTTTAAATGGGGACTGCAAAAACAAAAAACTATTTTGGTGTTGAATCACAATAGCTTTTTTTATTTTACAGCCCCTCCAGATACTATCTATAAATGTAATTATTTTTTCTTAGATAGCAAAAAACCTAAAAAAACATCTAAAAAAACAACGAAAGATGAATGGATATAAGCTCTTTCTAGCTTAGTATAAAAACCTTTACAATATGTATAAAATATACTTTACAAATGGTTAATTCTTTATTATTATTTAATTATGAAAACAAAAAAATTAAAAATAGGTCAAATAGTTAAAACAGATGATTATGATTATCATAAAGAACTTTTTAAAATTGTTAAATTTACTCCAAAGAGAGTGAAAGTAATAAGATTAAGTTCTCCAGATAGATATTCATGGTTTATAAAGGCAAATAGAATAACTGAAATAGTTGAACAATAATTATATAAAAAAAGGAGCTAAATAAAATGAAAAAACTAATAATTAAAACTTACAAAGATAGATACGGAAGAAATCGTAGAAATATGCAATTTAAAAACAAAGCTATGTATCATCTTGGCTTTACTCTTAGAAAAGCATTTGGCAGAGGTTGGTTTATAGAGAGATATAAAGAGCAAATATTTTTTGCATATACTTTAAAAGATATAGATTTCTTTTTAAGTAAAGACCACGACATTTCAATTATAGCAGAACTTATGATGCTATATTATAAACGCAAGGGCAAAAGTAATTCTTCTAAAATAGTAATTAATAAAAAAGATTTACTTATGGATTTTGAAGATTTAGCAATATATGCAGACACAACAATCAAAAAGGAGAGTGCTTAATAGCACTCTTCTCTAATAATAACAAAGGAGCTAAATAAAATGACAAAAAAAAACAAAATAACAATAAACGAAGTAAGAGCTATATTTTCAAAAACTTTCAACAAGAAAATATCTTTCATAGATATGATAGCAATACAAAAAACTTTTGATATACCAAAAGAAATGTCAGAAGTAATAGACGAATTTGTAGAGCATATAAAAGTTACAATGGCTAAAGAAGTTATGAAAAAATTTCAAAAGGAGAGTGCATAATGACAAAAATAAAATACAAGATGGTAGATAACAGTTATAAACATGATATTTACTTTTCACCAGTAAATAAATTTTATAATGACAGATTACGAATTTCTTACCCTTACTCTTATAAAAGTGTATCGCACCCAGAGTATAGCATTGAAGTGGTTAGAACTTTAGTTTCAGTTCCAGCTCATAGAGGTTATGGAGTGTTGACTAGAGAAGAAATAGAAAAGAATGGTTATAACAGAGATAAAATGAAAGTATCTACTATTAAACCAGTATATGAGTATGTAGTTACAAAAAATGATAAAGAAATTACAGAAAATATTAAAACTGCAAAAGAATGTAAAAGTATAATTAAAAGCTTAATAGAAAAGGAGAATGCATAATGACAAACAATTATTATTTCATAAGCACAGGGAGCGAAAGAAAAATTGAAATTTTTGATCGAGCTGAAAAAGAACTAAAATCTTATTTTCATGGTGGCAATAACATGTATACCTTGAGAATTAATTATGAAACTAACTCAGGTAACATCCGAAGCAGCCATATTAAAAACTTGTCTAAAGATTTAGATTTAGCAAAAGAAAAGGCTTCAAAATGGTTTAAAGAAAATGCTAAACCCAACATGGAACTAAGATTATTTGATTTATTAGAAGATGTGGAAGCGAATGAAGAAAAACCGCAATGGTTTAAAGATGTGGAAGCGAAAAATAAAATTTTAAAAAAACAAGCAGCAAAAGAACAAAAGGAAAGAGAGGTTTCTTGGGCTTTAGAAAAAGAACAAAAGAACAAAAAATTAATTGCGAGCTTGTCAAAATCTAATTTTGTTGGGCAACCAAAAGAGAGTTTAGAGAAAAAACTTGTCATAAAAAATTGGACACACAAAAAAATAGCAGCTTTTTGTGGGTATGGCGATCCCGATATTTTAAATATTATAACTTTGGAAGATGAAGAAAAGAATGTTTATATTTATTTTGGAAGCAGCGACATCGGTTCAAAAAAAGAAAACGATTTTCAAACAAGAGACGAAAACAACCAGCTTGCAAACCATGTTTCATGGAAAGACAGAATTGGCAAAACTTATCAGTTAAAATTTTCTATTAAAAAACACAGCATTTACATTCCTAAAAATCTTGAAGGTTCTGATTTTAAAGGGCAAAAACAAAATGTTATACAAAGACCTAAAGTGATAGAAAGGAGCTAAAAATGGGACAAGTTAAACAACAAATAATGGAAGAAGAAGACAAGTTTTGGAATGATTGTCTAGACAAAATGAAAGATTCTGAATGTATAGAAGAATTTTGGAGGAAATATAATGATGCAGAAAAAGATGGTAGAATTAAAAGACCTGAGCATATTTCTAGGAAAGAATTTGAAGAAGATACAGATGAGGTCTGGACTGAACTTTGGAGTAAATATTATGGACATTAAAAAAATAAAATTTAAAGTTTCTTATGATGGAGTTTTAAAAGCAAACGACATCTGGAGCCTTTTACAATTAGTTGAAGATGAAGGTTATGAGGTAGATGTTGAAATTGAAAAGGAGAATGTAGATGGATAGCATTGATATTAAAAGACAAGACCAATTAATCCAACTCACTATGCAGATTGGAGCATTGAAAAATAAATTTGAAAAATGCAAAATAGAATTTGATATCATTCATCGGCAACTTTTAGATTTGACTTTGAACGAATCCAAGGAGATAGAAAAATTTGAATCTTATTATGAGGAGAAAAAATGACTATTTTACTTTACACGGTTTGGATATTGAATGCCGTCGTTTTCCTTTATCTTTGCTTATTAGGTATTATTTAATGGAAAAATTAACCAAGATGCTGGATAAAGGTGTGCTTATATCAACGAATTTAACATTTGTGGATTTAAGAAGAAATAAAACAATGTTAAAATTTATTAACAAACTAGGAGCAAATGATGAAAAACATAAAAAAAGACGACCTAAAATTTAAGCCTGACGTAAAGCTGACCAGGTCAGGGGAAATCGTAATGTTAGGATTCTCAAACACTAGCAAAAGATACTACATTAAGTATGGGAAGAATTTGAAGCGGCTTTATTTTAGCTATGACAACGCATATTCTAAATTTAATTCGATATCTTAATATGAGTGACATCCTGCAACAAAAAATTATCAAAGGCTTGCGTTTAAAAAACTTAGATTTAAAAGAGGAAAATGATCGATTAAGAAATTTATGCCAACAATTATTTATAGAAAGAAAAAATCCTCGAGTGAGAATTTTGAATCTCAAAGATGTAAAAAATTTTATTTTTAAAAAAGATAATGGAGAAGATGAATCCTGATATTGACTTTAAACTATTTTAAAAAGAAGGTTAAAAAAGATGATTAGAAAATTTACTATTAATGGTACAGAAGTTGAGATTAGTTTTAATGCTAAAACCCATAGGTATACTATTACTATAAATGGAGTTAAAAAACATTCCCCTAGTGTTTCTACTATACTCAAATTGGGAGACACGTTTGGTATAGCATCCGCAGCTGGGCGCAAAAACTATCAAGATACTCTACATGAGGTATTATGTGTAGGTGAAGGAACTGAGTTCAGAGACAAAGACGAACTATTAGAAAAACTTATTTTGATAAAAAAAGAAGCTGCGAATAAGTGGCTGCAATCTGCTAACTTAGGTACGTTATGTCACCAATTCTGGGAAAACATACCTAAAGGCATTATACAATATGATGAGGATAAAAAAATTCAACGATTACAATATGCTCTTTATAATTACCATTTAAAAAATGTAACTAAAACTAATTACACAGAACGATTAGTTTATAATGATAATTTAGGTACATCTTATGCAGGAATGTTTGACGCAGACCTTGAGATAAGAGGTGAAAGAGTATTAATGGATTTAAAAACATATACTAAAAAATCTAATACTTCTACATGGCCGATTCAATTAAGTGCATACAACCATGCTCATACCCTAGAATTAGGAATAGAGCCTTTACCTAAGGTGATAATTGCTATCTGTAAAGACACAGAAGAGGTTAAGGAGTTTTGGTACAGAGATAGCCAAGAGAAACATCTGGAGGTATTTAAAAGTTACCTTCACATTAGTCAGTTCTTAAAGGAAAAGTAAAGGAGCTTTTAATAATATGGCATTGATAAGGTTTAGAATGGCTCCTTGCCTTTTTCAATGCCACCCAACAAGGAGAAAATAATGCAAGTACAAATCAGTAAACTAGAAGCACCCATTCCACCGAGTGCAGAAAATAATGGTAGAAAGTCTTTTAGAATTACAGCGATAGATGGAATTAAATATTTTGCTAGCCCAAAAATCGGCATGACGCAAGTACAAGAAGGCGATCTAATTGATATAGAAATTTCAGAAGACAAGTATGGAAATAAATGGATTAATAAATTTGCTCCGATTAAGGATGTCAATGCAGATATAAAAAATACTTTTCCAGATAGCAAAGTAGTAACAACTAATGGTTATGTCCAGATACAACCTAAAAAAAACGGATATGATTTAAATACTATAACTTCTAAAGATTGGCTTATATGGATTCAATCTACTGTAAATAGATACGCAGATTGGACACCAAACCAAAAAATGAAGTGGAGTTTAGAAAAATTTGAAGATGGTCCAATTACCACATTAAAAAAACTATCAGAAAGCAGCGATAGTTTCTAATGCCTATTACTGCAAAATCAGCAAAGGCAAAAGGCTCTAAACTAGAAAAAGAAATAGTAGATGACCTTAAAAAAGATTGTAAGTGGTTTGCTAGAAAACAACCTGGTTCAGGAAAATTTATATCACACCCCCATGATGCAACCGCTACTTCTCCAACTGGTAAACGATACATTTTTGAAGCCAAAAAGCATAAGCATGGGTACAGGACTGGAGATAGACAAAAAGGTCAAGCTGATTTTTTAGTCATACAGGCCGATAGATCAACCAGCAAGGTATATATGGAATGGTCTATGTTTAAGGAACTATGTTTAGAAATTTATGAATTAAAAACTGAAGTTGATAACTTAAAGGAGCAATTAAATGACAAAAAAAATAACACAGAATAGCTTAATCTTAAAGCACTTACAGGAGAATAAAAAAATAAATCCTTTAGAAGCATTGAATTTATACGGATGTTTTCGTTTAGGTGCAAGAATATACAATCTAAAACAAGACGGACACCAAATAGAAACATTAAGAAAAAAGAATGGTGTAAAGGGCAATACGTTTGCTGAATATTATTACAAAGGTGATGGTAAACAAATGGATATAGAAGATGCTATAAAGTCACAAGGTAATGATAACTAGAGAATTATTATGACAATAAAAATATTACAAGGTAATTGCTTAGATAAATTAAAAACTATTGCAGCTAAAACCTTTCATACTTGTGTAACTTCACCACCTTATTGGGGCTTAAGAGATTATGGAACAGCAACTTGGATTGGTGGTGATCCTAATTGCAAACATACCATTACAGATGGAACTGTAGATAATAAAAAGAATAAATTAATTGAAAGACCAGATAGAGCATCAGATAAAAAAAATTGTGTTAAATGTGGTGCTAAAAGAGTAGATGACCAACTAGGCTTAGAAGAAACACCACAAGAATATGCTGTTAACATGGTAAAGGTATTTAGGGAAGTACGCAGAGTGTTACGAGATGATGGTACTGTGTGGTTGAATTTAGGTGATAGTTATTGTAGTTCAAGACCAATGGGTTCAAGTGGTAATTCAGATAAAGTAGGAAATGCTTATAAAAAACATACAGAATCTTTTGATTTTGGAAGAACAGGTAAAACTTCAAAAGTTGGCACTAATCAGCATAGAGGCAGAGGTAAAGTAACTAAAGGATTAAAACCTAAAGATTTAGTAGGCATACCCTGGAGAGTAGCTTTTGCCTTACAAGAAGATGGGTGGTATCTACGACAAGATATAATATGGAATAAACCTAATCCTATGCCAGAGAGTGTTCAAGATAGATGCACTAAGTCTCACGAATATATATTTTTGTTAAGTAAAAAAGATAAATATTATTATGATAATGAATCTATAAAAGAAGAAGGAACAGAAAAAATAGGTGGAAATGTAAAACCACAAAAAGGTGTTGATCAAAGGTTTTCTGAAACTAAACAAGGATTACTTGAAGCACAGCAAAAAATTTATGAAAAAGTAAATAAAAGAAGTGTATGGACTGTTACTACTAAACCATATAAAGAAGCTCATTTTGCTACCTACCCACCAGATTTAATTGAGCCTTGTATTTTGGCAGGTTGTCCAGAAGGTGGTCATGTATTAGACCCTTTTGGTGGTGCAGGAACGACTGGTTTAGTTTCAGATAGATTAGGAAGAAATGCGACTTTAATAGAATTAAATAAGGATTATATAGACATTATTAATAAAAGATTAATAGATGATAACTCATTATTTATGGATGTAGTTAATGCTAACTAGAGAATGGTTATTAAGTAGAAAACACTCTGGAAAGTATTTATGTCCAGAATGTAGCCATACTAGGAAGAATAAGCACGATAGATGTTTAAGTGTAACAATTAAAACAGAAGGTGTGGTGTATTATTGCCACCATTGTAATGCAAAAGGAGGAGAATTTTATGAAAAAACCTACACAAAAAGTGATTCAGTTCGCAGCGAAGAGAGGCATCAGCACAACAACACTTCAAGATTTAAAGGTCGAAGGAGGAATAGCCCAATATGGTAATCGCAGCTTAATGAGTATTGTCTTTGGGTACTATAATTTAAAAGGAGAACGAGTAAATTATAAAGCAAGAGCTATTTCTGAAAAGATATTTAAACAAGAAAAAGGGGGCGAACAAAGGTTTTTTAATGAGGATAATGTTTTAAAATCAAAGAACTTAAAAAACAATACTATTTATATCGTAGAAGGCGAAATGGATGCTCTGGCATTGTATGAAGCTGGTTATGGTATAGATTGTATATTAAGTGTGCCAACAGGTGCTGTAGCCTCACCTACGGAGCAACCAGAGGCATCTAGGAAGTATGAATATGTATTAAATGCACTAGATCAAGGTTTAGACCAAGCAAATTGTTTTGTATTATTGACTGATAATGATGAACCTGGACTTGCATTACGACAGGATTTAGCTTCGATACTAGGTCATGGCAAATGTAAATATTTTGATTGGGCTGATGGTATTAAGGATGTGAATGAAGCCTTGCTGAAATGGGGAAAAGACGAATTAAAATGGACAATAAATGAAGGACTATGTGATTATCCCTTAGAAGGAATTTACTCTTTAGATGATATACCACAACCACCTAAAATAAAATTGTATAATCCTCTGTTTGGGTGGGATGATAAGGTTATGCTAGGNGCAGGAATGGTTTCAGTTCTTACNTCNTTCCCAGGACATGGCAAGACATCCTTCTCTACTCAACTCTGGACACAAATAGCAAAAGAATACAAGATTAATATAGGGATGTATTCTGGAGAGACTAGAGTGCG